TTTTGTCCTCCTCCTGATTCTTGTGCTCCTGCTTTGAGTATACCCAAATATCTCTCATCTTCTTTATCACCTCTTACAGGTACATTTACTGAGAAGTCAGACAATGCGACTGATGGACGATTACCAGGTACATTAATACCATATGTTTTTGCAATATGAAAAAGTGACCTTCTTTGTTGTGCAAAATCTAACATTGTTTCTTGCCAAACTCTATCAATGTGATAGTGTAAGTTATCACCTATCGCGGCGTTAAGATCTAACATCACCGAATAAATCGATGCATCATTAGTGTTCTTTATTAAATCAGGATAAAAGTCCTTAGTTAAATTAACTAATTCCTCCCTTAATCCTGCGAAGTCTCTTTTAGCGTATGATATTTTTTTTGACATCTTATATATTAATTATTATAAAATCTGATGACGAAAACGCACCATTATTAACCGTGTAATCTATTTTAACTTTTGCGGTGTATGGTTTAGTCGATTCATCCGCAAGTCTAAATAATCTTTCATCATCTTCTTCATCCACTGTTGTTACGGGATCGGAATCATCTTCTGAAGAAATCACCTTAATTGAATTAATATCTAAGTTCGGTAAGTATTTCTTACAACCCTCTCTTATTTCTTCCTCAATTAAATTAAACGTAACCATATCGTTTTGATCAAAAATGTATTCATATATTCTTGTCCCAAAATCAGGTAAATAATATCTACTACCCTTCTTCGTAAGAATAAGATGAATAAGGTTTGCCCTGACCTCTTTTTCAGGGTTTGTAGTCATTTTTAAATAGTCTCCAGTCAGACTTTCTCTGAAAGGAAAGTCAATTCCATATGTTACTGCCATATTAATAAATATAATCAATACTAAAATGGTTGTAAATAAAAAACCCACCTTGATGGTGGGTTTATAAAAAAAGAGTAAAATATGGTTAAAAAACCTTATGACCCACATCCTTCACACTCAAAAGGTGAGTCGTCAGGTCGTATTGTCGGTTGTGAAACCATCTCTAATTCTTTATTATCACTTATTATTGAGTTGGAAGTCGGCATATTACTTTTTTCAACCACCTCTTTTTGTGGTTCCGACTCTACCTCAGGTGTTTTCTTCTTGGATGTACTTACACCTAAACCTTTAAGTGGGTCAACCGCAGATTTTGTTCTTAAGTAATACATTCCTGTTTTTAAACCTAAGTTCCATCCATGTAAATGTGCCGCCAATAACTTCGCCTTTGTAGCATTACTTATAAAAAGATTAAGTGACTGTGATTGATCAATAAAAACAGATCTTTTCGCGGCCATATTCAGTAACGTTTTTTGAGACATTTCCCAAACAGTCTTATAAACTTCCTTTACATCGACAGGGATTTCAGGAATGTTTTGTACAGACCCATTCTCCATTATAAGTTTGTTCTTGATTTCGTCATTCCACAAATCATTTTCCATTAAACTCTGTACGAGGTGTTTATTAATAACAATAAATTCACCACCTAATGTTCTTCTTGAATATAGATTAGAAGTAAATGGTTCGAATGCCTCGTTATTACCTAAAATTTGTGCTGTGGATGCTGTTGGCATTGGGGCCAATAAAAGTGAATTCCTAACACCATACTTAACCACCTCTTTTCTAAGTGATTTCCAATCCCATCTACCCGATAAATCGTTATCTTTTAATCCCCACATTTGATATTGGAAAATACCTTTTTCTATTGGTGATCCCGAAATAGACTCATACGGACCAACATCAGAAGAAATATCTTTAGATGAAGTCATTGCCGCAAAATAAATAGTTTCAAATATGTCTGTTTGAAGTGTATCCGCAACCTCAGATTCGAAAGGTATTTTAAGAATACAAAATACATCTGCCAAACCTTGTATACCTAACCCAATTGGTCTATGTTTAAAATTAGATCTCTTAGTTTCTACGGTAGGGTAGAAATTTAAGTTGATTACGTTATTTAAGTTTCTTACCACTTGATAAACATAATCATATAGTAGATCGTGACTAAATTCTCCATCTACAACATATTTTGGTAATGCAATAGACGCAAGATTACAAACCGCCTGTTCTGTAGGGGAACTATATTCAATAATTTCCGTACATAAGTTAGATGATTTAATTGTTCCTAAATTCTTTTGATTCGATTTAGAGTTGGCCGCGTCTTTATATAACATGTACGGTGTACCTGTTTCGATCTGTGCCGTCAATATTGCATCCATAAGTTTTCTTGCCTTCACTACTCTTCTACCTTTACCTTCTTGTTCATATTTCTCATATAACTCAGTAAAGTTTTTAGATTCAGGTGAATCATAAACATCAGATAAACCAGGTGCTTCGTCAGGTGAGAATAAAGTCCAATCCCCATCTTGTTTAACCCTTTCCATAAATAAATCAGGAGTCCACATTGCAAGAAATAAATCTCTTGCTCTCATCTCTTCCTTACCATGATTTTTCCTTAGGTCAATAAATTCAAAGACGTCGGCATGCCATGGTTCAAGGTATATTGCAAATGAACCTTTTCTTTTACCACCTTGATTAATCCATCTCGCAACTTCGTTGTAAGTTTTCATCATTGGTAATAATCCGTCCGACTCACCACCCGTACCTTTTATGTATGAACCTTTCGCTCTTACATCATGTACGTGTAATCCAATACCTCCAGCCCACTTAGATATGTTAGCAACATCCTTTACGGTATTAAATAATGAATCTATATCATCACCTTTATTACCAATAAGGAAACAAGATGACATTTGTGGTCGTCTTGTACCCGCATTAAATAAGGTTGGTGTTGCATGAGTATAAAAGTGTTGGGACAAGTCATTATAAATTCTAATTCCTTCTTCTACATTACCATTACATATTCCCATTGCAACTCTCATATACATGTATTGAGGTCGTTCAACAATCTTTTGACTAATTTTTAATAGATATGATCTCTCTAAAGTTTTAAACCCAAAATAATCAAAATCAAAATCCCTTTCTTGTACAACCGCACCATCAATGGTACTTTTGTTTTTCATAACGAATTCATATAAATCGTCAGATATTAGTGAAGATTCTTTACCTGTTCTTGGTTCAATAAAAGAGTATAATTCTTTTATCGCTTGTGAAAACTTTTTAGGTGTGGTTTTATGTAGATTGGTAACCGCCAACCTACCCGCAAGTTTTGCATAGTCAGGGTGAGTCGTCGCCATAGCCGCCGCAGTTTCTGCCGCCAAAGTATCTAACTCTGTTGTGGTTATTTCATCATATATCCCTTGTGTAACCTTTAAGGTAATATATGTGGGGTCTACGTAATCTAAGTTTAAATCAGAACACAATGCAGATATTCTCCTTGTGATCTTGTCATATTTCATTTGTTCTAAGGAACCGTTTCTCTTTTTTACCTTCATCTCTATTAGTTGTTAAAAGTCCATATCTCCGAACGCAGAATCTATATCTTCTTCGGTTTCGTTATTAACACCCGCCTTTTGGTATTCCGCCACTCTTTTCTCAAAAAAGTTAGTCTTTCCTTGTAATGCTATGTTTTGCATAAAGTCAAATGGATTTTCAGTGTTAAATTTCTTTTCAATATTTAAAGAATCTAACAATCTATCGGTAACAAATTCTAAGTATTGTTCCATTAAATCCGCATTCATACCGATTAACCTAACCGGTAGTGCCTCAAGAATAAATTCCTTCTCAATCTCTAACGCCGAAAGAATTATTTCCTCAATTCTCCCTTCAGGTAATTTATTTTGAATATGTTCATTGTATAAATGACATGCAAAATCACAGTGAAGTCCTTCATCTCTTGAAATAAGTTCATTAGAAAAAGTTAAACCTGGCATTAACCCACGTTTTTTGAGCCAAAAGATAGAACAAAATGATCCTGAAAAGAAAATACCCTCTACCGCCGCGAATGCAATTAAACGTTCCGCAAATGAATCTGATTCAATCCACTTGAGTGCCCACTCCGCTTTCTTTTGAATTGCTGGAATGGTTTCGATAGCATTAAATAATCTATCTTGTTCTTCAGTGTCTTTGATTAGTGAATCAATTAATAATGAATACGTTTCCGAGTGGATGTTTTCCATTGCGATTTGAAAACCGTAAAAGAATTTTGCTTCAGTATATTGTACATCATTAATGAAATTTTCTGCAAGATTTTCATTAACGATACCATCAGACGCCGCAAAGAATGCCAATACGTGTTTAACGAAATGTCTTTCGTCATCGTTCAATTTATTAGTCCAATCACTAACATCTTGTTGTAAATCAATTTCTTCCGCAGTCCAAAAACTCGCTTCTTGTTGTTTATAGTACTTCCAAATATCGTTGTGTGTTATTGGGAATAGGACAAATCGTCCAGGATTTTCTTGTAAAATCTTTTCATTCATGTTTTTATTGTATTTAGTTAAGTTAATTATATTACGTTGTGTGTCTGTTTGTATATCTCTGCTGCACGGTTAATACCTTGTTCTTGTTTCCTCATTTGATGACCCAATAAAGTTTCTTGTTCCGTGACATCGATATCCATAAATTCATTATCGAATTTACAATTGTTAAAGTTCACACCGTCTCTACCAATTCGCGACTTAATTAAACTCATATTAGCCGTCTTATTATCTTTTTGTTCTAAACTCTTCGCAATAGAAAGAATTATATGTGCCGTCTGTGCCTTTTTAATTGAACCACCCATATCATCTACATTTACAATGTCTGCAGATATTGAACTTCTATTACCTTGTGATGCTGTCCACAATGCCACATTTAGGTCGTAACACATCGCATCTAATTGTCTTATTACAGAACCCTCACCTTTCCACTCTTCATCATATCCTTTTGATCTATCCGCGATCATACAATCCACATAATCAATAACAACTAAATCCGCCTTAAACCCTTGTGACTGCAATTTTAATAATTTTCTTTTAACATCACTAACTGTGGTGTTATAATTTTCCATTCTGATAATTTTTAAACCACCAAAACTTTCTCTTTCTTGACATTCACGTGCTTTAGATATTGTCTCTAACTTAGCCTCGGGACTTTCAACTTGTTGATCGGTACTAAACCCTGACCAACATGTGAAATGTTTCTGTCTAATTTGTGTCTGAGTATCTTCAAAAAATATTTGTACAACATTGTGACCAGTGTTTGCCGCGGTGTTCGCGAACTTAGTAAGAATAGTTGATTTACCAACACCTGTAGGTGCCAATATCATACCTAACTCACCTGTACCAATACCACCCTTTAAAAGGTTGTCCAATCCGTCTATTCCTGTTGGAATTGGTACTCTTGGGTCAATATCCAACGCATTATCAAGATCATCGAATATATCAACAATGTCATCGTCTGTTGCCCCTACCTGTAATGACGTATTAACCATATCTGCAATTTTATCATATGATTCAAAATCACCCTTATCGATTATTTTTAACGCTTCGCTCATTGTTTTTCTTAAATTTTGTTGTTTACAAAAATTAAGGGCAGTATCCTTTACATATGTTTGACCTACAATAATCTCATCTAAATTTTCGATGGATTGAAGTGTTTCACTGTGTAATCTACCGGCTAATGGGTTGTTTGCCGTTTCGGTCATTATCTTCTGTTTAAGAGTCTCGTATGTTGGAATAGTTTTATATATATCCTGCAACTCTTTTACGTGTGTAATAATGTATTTAAATGAATTATTGTCAAAGTACCTACTTTCAAGAACCTCCATTATTTGTTCACCGTATTTGGAATCTTCAATAATAGATTTTATTAATGCTTGTTGGAATTGGTTTCCTAATTTTCCGAAGTTCATCTCACTCATAGTACTTTAGTTTTGTTGTAAATTATAATTCATATATTTTGTCGTTATATCCTCTAAAGAGAAGGTCTCACTTAGTCCACCTAATACTCTTCTTAAGATCGGTCGAATGTCCACAGAATATCTCACCTTAGGGTGATAAATATGTGCAGGGAATGCCCTTGAAATAAATACATCGTCATTCTGCTTAATCTCTACTCTGAAGTATTCATCTGGGTCTGGACCCTCGTTGTTCGAAGGGTCGAAAACGGGAAAATAATGTTGATCTTTATGTAGATAATCCAAAGTTTTTTGTTTTAAATTTTCTTCGATTTCTTCACAAATATTTTTGACATCATAGTGAAGATCTAAAGATCTTTTAACTTTTGGGTTAAATCCTCGGACATTGAAGAACCTTTGACAGATAATATTATCATTCAAGGTTAATAGAAATTCAAGTTTTGTAGTTTCGTTGTTACTCATTTGTTTTAATTTTTATAACTCTTTTATTTTTTTCCTTACGAGTTAAACGTAAGAAAGGGTTAAGGAACTTTATCCACGCATCATCTGATTTAGGTAAGACGGTGAATATCCCATCCTCCATCATCATCTTCATCGTGTTCTTATAGGATCTTCCTTCAGGATCCAATTTTTCATGTATAAGGTCTGTGATCGTTTCTCTCGCAATATCCGTAAGAAACGGTTGATCTAAACTCACAATACTTTCATTGAGGTTAAAAAACTCCTCTCCGTAAATACCGTACTTTGTAACTCCCGTTAAAAGGTTTTTAATGGTTTTATTATCCTTGTCTCCCTCAAATAATTCATTTGAACGTTCAACAATTTGATTTAAAGTGACAGGTTTTGTTTTTAATTCGGGAAAAAGTTTTAACATTTTCTTAGTACCCAAATTATAGATACCAGTAATGTTGTCTGATCGGTCCCCACACACTATCTTAACGATTTTAACGTTCTGTATGTGTAGTTCTTGTTTTTCGTATAAGATTATATCATCTTGACCGTATAGTTTCCTGTGTGATGGGTTATATATCTTTGTTGTGTCAGATACTAATTGAGCTAAATCCCCATCAGAAGAGTAAACAATTATATTCTCGGAACTTTTTTGTGTGTATTCTGCAATACCATCGTCCGCCTCACAGAACTCAAACTCACCTTGTCTAACATATAATTCTTCAAGGTACTGTTGAATTCTTCTTCTCTGTCTTGTGTAAGACTCTTTTTCTTTGTCGGTTCTAATTCGTTGTCTTCTGTTTTCCTTATAACGAGAATACATTCTTTTACGAGTGGCGGCACCATCTTCTCCGTCCCAAAAAACAACGATTTTATCTAACCTATAAAGTTCAAATGATTTTCTTAAAGTATTAATGAAATGATATATACCACCAATATGATCACCCTTATAGAAGTAATTTTTTACTCCATAAAATCCGATCGTAAGTAAGTTATCTCCGTCTACTAATAATACTGACATTTTTACCTTTTATAGGTTAAACATTCTAAACCTCCTCTTTGATATCAAAGTCACCTTCGATACCCAATTGGTCTTTCCAAAACTCTGCGTGTTCCTTTTTGTACCCCTCTAAGGATTTCTTTTCTTCAGTAGAATCTTTTCCACTTAGAAACCCATGTGCGGTTACTATAATTCTACCATCTTCATAACCAAGACCATTTACGTGGTTTTTCATGATAGAAATCTTTGTTCTTGTTGCGAATTTTACCTTTCTCTTGTCTTTAACGGCAGAGATAGGGTTAGTACCCGCATTTTTCTGATTACCAAATCTAAAAACAAGTGTAGAGTTTAACCATATTGATTCTCCACCCTTAGCCTTAATTTTTGGTTGACTAAATGGGTTGTCAGGTAATTCTACCCAAGGTTGATTTACAATAACAAGTGTATTTGTAAATTCTGAGTCAACTCTTCTTGAACCTGAAATTCTCTGATTTATACCCATACCTATTTTGTCCGCTAATGTGGATGCATTATGTTGTTTTCCACCTTTACCGTCAAATGTCATTTTACAAGGTACCGAACCAACGGAATCCCAAAGAAATAGTAAATCATATTCTAATTCACCTTTCTTCTGAGCGTCTATTAATTCATTTATGTAATCAGTAATTTGTTCTATATATTGAAATTCGTTATTGAAGAGAAAGAATCCATCATATTCGATTTCTCCTGTTTCCTCATCAACTGTTTCATCAAGATCGAGACCCATTAATTTTGCGTGTGGGAAATCCCATTTCTGTTCTGTAATTATAAAGACAGGGAGTACACCTTTTTTCTGTGCATCAACTGCGGTTTTGACAAGTGCAGTTGTTTTACCCGTATCTGAATGACCTAACATCATATTGATATGTCCCATACATGGACCTGGTAGTCCTGTCGCATCTAAAAACGCATCACCTAAATCAAAAAACTTATCAGACTTAAACTTCGCTTGTTTTGAGAACTTGGACTTAATACTTTTAAAATCTTTTTTCTTAATTGCCATATTGTGTTTTAAAATGGACCCACCCGTAGGGACCGACTAATCGGTTTTGTAGCTCCACCAGATGTTTCCATCAAACTCTTGTGGGTGGGTCCGTGTTAATTAAAATGGTAGGTTGTCGTCTACTTTTGTTGTTGCTTGTGCATCTTCTACTTCAACCTTAGGTGTCATTGCTGATCCACCAAACGTTTCTTCACCACCCATAGAAGAAATAAACTTCTTGGCGTCTTTGTCCCAAACAGGGTTTTCACCTGATGCAACTAATTGTAAGTATTCAAGAGGTTTTATTGAATAAACATCTCTCCAAGTTTGTGGATCGTTTGTCCATGCATTTGATACTTCAGGATCAGTATGTAAACCTGACTTATCTTCTTGAATGATTGAGTTGATTGTAGTGTATTCTCTTCCATTGTTTGCCTTAGTTACGGCTAACGATAGTATTAAATCTCTACCCTCAACAACATCAGTGATATCACCTTTACTTCTAATGATTGGAATAATTTTATCTAAATTACCATCACCCTTATAGTTGTGTTTAAATCTCCAAAATTTTGGACCATCTTGTTCGTTATCTCTATCAATAACTTTAACTATATAGAATTTCTTTGCTCTATAGTTTCTTGCCAAGATTTTATCATCCTCACTTCCTGTTGATAATAAACTTTGTCTAACCTCATTTAATGGAGATACCTCACCATCTTGAGATGGGTCGTAAAGTTTTAACCACTTTCCATCCACCTGTACTTCGTGGAATGCGATTTCTTGAAATGGACTTGTTCCATCAGTTGTTGGGAGAATTCTAATTCTCTTTTGTCCTGATTGTGTCCCTTTAGGTAGAATTGTTGTGAAGTACCTTTTAAGTCTTTCTTCACTTGAAATTCTGTTGCCGCCTGCGGCTGGTTGTGTGTTCTTCTCATATTGAGAAAGAATTGCATCGATTGAACTCATAATTTTAAATTTTAATTTATTAATGTTATATAAAAAAGATACATAAAAAAAGTCCAAGAGTCAACCCCTTGAACTTTATTAATTTTAAATATGTAGTATTTTTTACTTAAGTGTCAGTAAATATGATAATTTGTTAACCTGTGCCAACATTTCGTCTTTGATGTTTAGTAAATCTGTGTCTTTTGGATTTATCTCTATCTGATGTAGACTACTTCTTACCGTTTTTATCATTCCAAGTAAATCAATATCGGAAAGATTCTGAATAGATATGTGTGTTTCTTCTTCTTCTAATTTAAATCTACCGTAGATTCCCATCGCGACTTCAACAAAATTGTCAATTAAGTCGTTTAACACATTATATGTTTCCCCAAACGACACGTGTTTTGCGTGACTCTTAGTTTGCCAATGTAATACCTTAAGTTGTGATTGAACTTCAAGAAAAAATTTTACGTTACCACTCAACTTCATTTTCGTCCGGTTTTTCTTGATTAAATGAATCTCTCATTTCACCTGGATTATAATCCGATACGTCTTGTTTAGTTATAACATATTCGTTTTTACCACTTGCTTTCATATCAAGTTGTTTCTGAGAGAAAAACTCTGCAGGGTTTTGACTAAATGGGTATGAATCCAAAGATCTCATTTCAAGTCTCTCTACTGCCGTAGGTTCTTTCATGTCCTCAACCTTAGATTCTAAACCATCTATCTTAGTAATAACATTATCCATTTGAGATAATTTACTTTCCAAATCATCTAGTTTAGAAAAAAGGTCACCCATTTTACCCATTACTTGATCATTGTCTGTCTTAGAGGTATCTAAATCGTTTTTAATGTTTTTAGTCATGTTAACAAGGTCTGTGATGTCAACTTCTTCAACATCTGGTTCAATACCACCGTCAACAGGTTCATCTACAGGTGCATCACCAACAGGTTCCTCTGCAGGAATATCGTCCATAGGAATATCATCCACAGGAAGATCGTCTACAGGTGCGTCACCAACAGGTTCCTCTGCAGGAATATCATCTAAAGGAGCATCACCAACAGGTTCTTCTTGTTCTTGTATTAAATTCTTACCGTACTTATTAATACTACGGTATCTCATTAATTCTTCGTGTAGTTGTTTTTCTAAATTCATCTTTTAATCTCTTAATAATTGTCTACCGTCTTCGGTAATGTATTTTTTATTAATTCTCTCTACGAGACCATCTTTACTTTTGATTGTGTAACATTCACCAGTGTTCATATCACACACTTCTTGTTCTGTCCCCTCTTCGTTAAGGTTCTTAACCGTCTTGTTTCTTAAAAAACCATCAATTGCGGATCCTATTTTGATATTGCTCATAATATTCTTTTTATTATAAATATCAAGTTTTTACTAATTGTCCTCTTTATCGTATATTAAAATAAATAACGTCCCCTTCTTGTAGTTTTAGATCTTTCATTAACTGTTTAGATAATGCCATACCACTATAGGTTTTTTTGTCTCCAATCGTTAAAATAGATCCCCCTTCATCTGCGGGTCCCGTTATTTGTCTTGTGGCTCCCCCTGAACTATCTAATACGGAAGAACTCACAATAGTTTTAGTTATACCGTTTTTTGGATTTTTAAAATCTGTTGAAGATGCGGTAAGTAGATAATCGGACACTTGTGATGGTGTTGTATTATTTTTCTTAGTTAATTGTGGAGAATAGAAGTTTAATCTGTAAAAATTATTACTTGATTGATCTATTTCCGTGAAAGGTACTTTACTTGGTTTGACCGTAATTCCTGAAGATACCTGTGTAGGTAAAGACATATTTAGATTAGTTGGTCCGTCGAATTTAGTTACAATGGTTCTAAACCAAGTTTTGTTTTGATATTTTACTTTCTGTATTGATTGGATATTTTTATACCCATTAAATGGTACACCTAAATTAGTTACACCACTTTCTTTAAGTAGTTCTTCTCCCTCTATAATGGTACCACCCCTATCGGTCTTAAAATTACCTTCGGATGTTGATATTATTTCAGAAGTATCATTTTTAGTCTCTGATTTGATTTTAGCCAACGCACTTTTCATTATCTTATCATACATAACCCTATATGATGCAGTAAATGATTCTTTTGGGTCGGGTAAACTAGCACTCGGCATTCTAACCCCTTTAAAGTTTGTACGTATAGTGTTATTTTCAATTCTATGGGATACCTCAACAATCCAATATGCTCCCGCAAATAAAGGAACATTCTTAAGTTGGAAATACATTGTTGGTTGAATCATTACATTACCCATACATTCTACCGTACATTCATAAGATCTTACCTTATAAATGTCATATAAGTTAGTACTAACCTGCGCAACCCCCGATCCCGATTCCGATCTTGCTGTGTTCTCTAACGCAACATTACTTTCAAAAGTCTCTTTGAATTGTGATTGATCTAAACTAATTGACTTAAATATCCCTTGATTTTGGTCACCAAAACTAACCTCAAACGCAACTACCTTGTTAGAGTTTTTAAAATTTTCCTGTTCAAAGTAGTTTGGGTCTGTTATCAGTACGGGGTTATTATTCACATCTCCCACATTAAATGTGTCATTCTTGTATTTGTAATCTTTACTAATTGTCGACGTATCAATATGTGATGATGGTTTACCAACATACTGAACAATCATTTTAGGTGTAGAATGTTCAACATCCACATCTAAAAATTTACCGAATAGTAGTGACGCAACCTCTTCTGATTTTTTGACCTTTGTTTTACCCGATCGATTACCATAAAAATTAACATATGCAGGGAGAGGTCTAAAATCTAAATTATTTCTTGATAACATCTGAGAGATGACATTATATAACTTTAAGTTTTGACTTTCTGCTAGTTCAAATACTTGAAGTCTTTTTACGTCGTAAAATAAATCATCCCCAATATCTTTATTCGCCTTATCTAAAAATAAAAACTCTTCCATTAGTAATCTTTGACCTATTGAATTTCCTGAAGACCACCTATCATTAAAAAGTTTAAACATACTGTACGTTTCCAATTTTAGTGGGTCCATACCAAATGTTCTTAGTACACCTAAGTTATTATTTCTGTCTTTACTTCTTTTTAATTGTGGGAACTGACTTAATAGTCCGGTCATAAAAGATGTAAATCTTTTTTCAAACGGTAGTACAATTACATTATTTAGATATTCAGAGAATTCTGTTTTATCCGCATTACCTCCATTCGCCCTATAACCCGCATATATTTGAATTATTGACCTGTAGTGTAGTACATTATCCTCATTTAGTATCATATCACTTATTGGGAAAAATTCCGAATAATATCCGTCCATATCTTCCCCAAGATATAATTCAATATATTTTGAGTTGTTCGTTAGTTGTGATGATTCATATCCTCTATCGTATGTTCTATCACCTGTAACTGTATATAACTTAATTGCATTTAGGTTTAATTCTTTGGGGTTTGCCAAAGTTAATTGTACTAGGTTTTTAGAATCAACTATCACCTGAGTGACATACTTTTGTTGTTCTACCTGTCTATTGGTGATTGTCGCTAACTGGTTATTAATGTTTGTTAAGTCGTCCTCATCCTTCTTTTCTACCGTAACTAAATCGTGTAATAGGTTTTGGAATTTGTCATATTGTACAGTCTCAAACTGTTTATTAACTTGGAACGTATCAACCTTTTCACTTGAAAATTTAATGAATGCGTCCTCAAACTCATTTAGTATTTCGGGTGAGAATGTTGCAATAAGGTCTATAACTTTTTTGTTGTTACCACTTATTGTACGATTTTGGTTATTATTGTCTTTACTTATATATTGGTTATATGGTGGGAATGTCACTCCACTAAACGCGAACTCTTCACCATGTGGAGCACACCAATCGACATTAAAATTATACTGTTCTGTTATATTATAGTCTGTGGAGTATGGGTTATATAAATTATTTAAATCACCACCTAGTCTTGGTAAAGTACCGTGAGATGGTAAAATAGTATATCTTTTCTCACCTCCCACGAACTTACTATTATCTACGAATGAATTATAGTATTCTTTATTCCCTATCGTGAATGGGTGTATATACATTATCTCATTTGTGATTGCATTGTTAAATGAAGTCGTTGTTGTGTCGTTTACATTAAAGTGTAGATACCCATTTATAACTTGGTGAAATATTCCTGAATAATACGGGTGTATACCTATATCGGTTTGGTCACTTTTCGTTATTCCTGAGTAGGTTATGTTTTGATTGTTATCAAAATACTCAGAACCATTTATAGGTAACTCAACCCCATTTAATATGTCAACACCATCTAATATGTATGTTTTATATCTATGATATATAGACCCCCACTTCACCATAAGGTGATATGGAATAAAGTGTGTCGAACTTATCTCTTTAAAGATATTTGACATTCTAGTTTTCTTACCCTCCACTAACTCTATTTCCATATCTAAATCGTGGTATGGTAGTGAGTTAAGAAGTAGGTATGCCGACGATTTATATTTACCTGAACTATTGGTATTATGAAAATCTTCAAATAAGGCCCTATGGAAATAAGGAGTATTAATTACAGAACTAAGATTAGTGTTATCACCCCCTATATCTAAGTATGATTTGATATTAAAGATATTACCTTGATCATTTAAATCATCACGAACCCATGCTTCGGAGTTTATAGGTGTTTGTATAAGTCCTTTAGTTGTTTTGACATCAAAAATACCTTTTAAGTTAATGTCGTTTTTTGTTATCGAAGTCTTATCAATATACCCCAAATATGTGGTAGAGTTGAAAGGATATATATTAGTTCTGTATTCAATTGTATTCGATCCTATTTTAGTTGAATCTGTATTGTACTCAACTAAATTAAGTTTTAATTTTTCATACTCTTCACTCATATCCGCCGACTCTAATGTATCGGGGGAGTAGTCTTGTAACTTAAACGATTCAGACACATTATCAGAAATATAAGGTACTGTGGCAATCCCATCATTATAATATGGTTTTCTTTCGAAAGGGGAAAAACTTTCCATTTTAGATTGCAATTGGTTAAGGGTCGATATTTCTTTTAGAATGTCTACCACAAACGAATCCCCTTCTACCATGGATTGTAGAGTTTGAAATTCTAAGTCCGCCAATTCTTTAATTGTCTTTTCACTATCGAAGGTGTCGTTCAACACACTATACCTACCTCTTTCCGCAATTTCATAAAATAAAGAGGCCAATGTCTTATCAGAATAAGGAGTTGTACTACCTAAACTAATAACTTCAGAAATCTTTTTTAAATCATTTTGATTAGGGTCTGAATTTTCAAACTCAAAACTTACCTTATCAAATGTTTTTTCTTTCTCCGATAAGTTATCCGTGATCCTTTGAGATACCGCCATATACTCCTCCACAAACTCAACTTCAGGCCATAGTGTGGGGTTGTCGGATCTTAACTTTTTCACTAAATCAAATTCCGCAGGATATGCCAATATCTTCTTCTTGTCCTCACTTACCTTATTAACTTCAGGCCACGGATAAACCGCACCTTCAGAAGTGGATTCATCTGAGAACCCAACTAACACATTTTTCTTTTCTTCCCTTACATTATATGCTCTATAATGTACATTTTGCATTAACCTTAAGTAAGTGTCCGCACTTGCCAAAACAACACCAAAAACATTACGTATTGTTGGTTCGAAACCTAAACCTTCGTTACCATTACTTTTAACGATTTCATTCATTTTTTCCTCTACCTTATCCTGTAGTTTTTTCTTTTCTTGATTGAATGAGGTTATGATTTCATTTATGTGATCTATTATTAATTCATAAGCAACCCCTATTTTACCTCCCAATTTTGGTTCGGCCGCAAGGTAATATGTGTTTATATCAGATAATGGGTTCTTTACACTAACATTAAATGATTTAAATTCTTTTCCTGATTTTTTAAGTAATTCTCTTATTGAGTTTTGTATTTTTTTTATTTTCGCACTCTTTACTTTTAGAATTGATTCTAATGTTCCACTTTTAGGACCAACTATGTTTGTTGTTTTGTTGTTCTGATCTTTACTGAGGTAGTTATATTTTATACCATCTGATGGTGGGATTATAGTATAGTTCTCTGCTAAATATCTCGTTCTCCACGCTTTTACCGCACCAACAAATTCAACCAACGCATCATCAAATTCCTTAACTAAACCAAAAAGTTTCATATCAACAATACCGTTATCACCAAATATTGATTCTTCTAATGCTTGGTCTAAACTTTTCGATTGCTGTATAAGTTCTCTTAAGGTGGGATTAACACCTTCAGGTATTGTAATTAAACCTTTTCTACGGTACTCTTGATATACCGATAATAATGTTTGGTATCCTCGTGACGTTTTAGAAAGTTTAACTTTTGATTCCCCTGTTTTAGTATTTGTTTCTTTTTTAGTGGGTATCTCAATACCGTACATGTAAGGTGCATTAAGGATGGATGTTAAGGAGATGTCGTTAAGATATGCATACGTTGATCCAACGAATTTCGCAGTACTTTCAAAGTTACCATTACCCGCATTATATGAGGTATTAAAATTAATTAGATGAAGTCTATACCTTATCGCCTTTCCATAGTAACCTTTTACAGTTAAATAAAATATAGGCCACGGTAGGTGAAAAAAAGATTTATAGGGTGAATTGTCAGGTGACTCAAAAAGGGTCTTACCTCTTATATCCACAAAAGACACATTCACTACAGGAACAAAGTTTACACCTTTTACCTCTATACTTACACTTGTCATTCCAAAAGACTGTCCTGACGCGTCATGATTAGGTTCATAAATACCTTCTTTTTCAGGATCCTTTGTCGGTTGTTCCGTATAAACATCTGTCCACTTCGTATCAAGATAGTCTCCGTCCTTATTTTGTAATAGGTTGAGTGTTCCTTTAGCCACAGATGTTAGTTTACCACCACCTCCGTTTGCTGAATTTAGTGTGGTTCTTGGGACTAAGTCGGCCTCCAAGTTTATATAATAAACTAAATTTTCATGACTTGTAGATCGAGGTTCAATAATACCATCAGACACAACACTATTAGGGTCAATGTAAACAAGATTGTTTTGATTAACCTTAACTAATATGTTTTCACTATTCGTGGTATCATTCTTCGCCATAATATAAGTTGTATAACTCTACCGATTTTTTATATTCTTGTAAAGCACTAACCAACGGGAATGGGATTCTTAATGTAAAATTGTTTGGTACCTCAAATTCAATACTTCCTGCTAATGGATTCGCTTGTAGTATCATCCACCCGAAAACAGGGGTATTATAATACTCTTGAGAAATTTTATCAAACCTATCCTTCCCTTTCTTATATTGTAAATATTTGTCCGTTGATCTAATGGGTATTTCGATACCAGGGACTATTTTAAAATCTCCTTCTTCCTCGAAAAATTCATATCTGTTGAAATATTTTCTACTCATTTTTAAAGTGATTTAATTTAGACCCAAGTTCACCCATAGTTGAATGGACTTTTGTTAATGTATCTTGTTGTGATGAATCGGTAATTGGTACCTGATCTATTACTCCGAAGTTAAGTTCAGAACTGTTTTTCTTAGGTTTCCATTTAGAAAGTCTTATTCTATCCTCTTTTGTTTCATCAAAAAACTTATCGACCTTTCTATCAATTTTATTTTTTATGTTGGGTGGGAATAATGTTGTATCCACCTCATACGTTTTTTTCACTTCAGATTCACTACCACTTAATAATACGGATAATATTTCACTTAGTGTATCCACATCTACCGAAAGACTGTTAAAATTATAAGTTGTGTCTATTTTTTTCTCGAACTTATCATAGTTTTTGTCAAAATAGTCCATCATGTGATCAATTTCAGAATAAACCGATTCATAAGTAAAACCTGAAAGATTTGCTTGTGTAGCGTTACCTTCTATAATCATACCATCACTCACATACTTCGTCAAGTAATTAACTTTATCTAAATTAATTATAACTTTATTTCTTGCTGATTTTATATTTTTGATCGACTCGTTAATTAATAAAGAATCTAACTTATCCTCAACCAATTTCCTTAATACTGGTTTTAATAACTCATTGGATCTCTCCGTTTTAGGGTCATTTAAAAATCTATGGAATTTAAACATTGTGGTAACATCTTCCGATTCAATACTTGTTACTAATTTTGTTTTAAGTTCTATTAAGAAAAGATCTAAGGTTCTTATTTTATCAAACTCACCAAACATAGTTATGTCTCTCGTTGCCGTGGTTGACGTGTTAACCTCATACTTGTTTATATTTCTATAATCAGGTGAAAACGCTAATGAATGTATGTGTGGTCCAAATTCCGTTAATACTGTATTGTATGATTCCTTATAGGTATTAAAATATGATTCTATGTCCGTATTTAATCCACTAACAATCTCACCATAAGAAAGTGTTTCTCCTGACCCTCCAATAAAAACCCCTTGTTTTATTTCGTTTTCTTCTAATGGTTCACCATCAGGTGTTTGAGAATTGGCACCCGCTGTTTGTAGTTGTTCCAAAAACTCTTTTGTAAATTCTTCAGGGTCTTTTCCATCAATATTACTTGTACCTATAGATCTTGGGTCGTACATCTCCGTATTTGCAAAGAAATTGGATGATAACGCGTTTTGTAATCTTTCAACAGGTTTGTCTAATCCTTGTCCACCAATAAAGTTTACTTGTAGAGTTACATTAGCAATCATTGGTTGTACACCAATACCTTCAGGATTTAAATCCCATACACCTTCGTCGTAATTTATGTTAACGTCTCTAATTGCAATCTTAGAATGATAAAAATCACCGATTCTCACCACACATATTGGTGGTGGACCGAAACTTGTGTTTCTTGCGTTTAAATCGTTACCATCCGCAATACCCTTAAGTGGTATTGTATCACCAGGTCTAACACACTGTAAAAGAAACGTTAACCTCGCGTTCAAACCTTCAGGTGTTGTTGAGTGAAACGCGGGATGGAAGTATTTTAGTTTTTCTGTTAAACTTTTAAATGTAACAGGTGAATCCTCCTCTAATGCCTTAAAATAATAACATTCAGACAACGTCTTCATGATAATTTTTTTCATTTGATTAATAGGTGGTTTCTTTACCTTAGGTGGTTCTATTGTTCCTTCGGGAGTTAATTTAACTTTTGGATCGTCAGGAGTATCAGGTAATTTATCTATTGGTATTTCTATGAACTCCACAGTTGCGTGTCTACAATAAAACGTAACAGGTGCGGTCCTTTTCAGTGCACTACTAGATCGTATTTCATCTTTGTGACAATCTACTGAAAGACTATCTCCACCGAATAAGTTTTCAGTTTTACTAACTGTTTCTCCATTCGCAATATATTCTACACCCATTCCACCTTCTATACCTTCATAACCTAACTCCTCAAAACTATAACTAATTCTTTGGGTTATTGAAGGAACCCCTGATGACGGCACAACTTTTGAAAAGTCCTCTCCATGATCCTTTCCGTTTTTATCTAACCCCTTCATAACGTCTTTAAATACACTATGTGCTCTTCTCGCTGATAGTTTTACGTTATAATTGTTATCTGCAACAGATGAAGTACTTGAATATATGTTAACAGTAACATCTTTAAGTTCTCCATTTTCTATTCTTGATTTAATACCTTTTAATTTATCGTCGTAATTTGTCTTGTTTTCTATAAGTCTATCAAAACCTGAAGATATTTTTGATCTAACAAGGTCATAATCAGAAGTACTACCAGTTATTCCCTCAGACTTACCATATAAGTTTTCTATATCGTTCTTTTTGTTAACTGTTAGTGGTGCAGTAAAGACCGTATCCAACCCATTTACTAAATCTTTCATATAGGACCCATTAGGTGGTGTTCCCGTTGCTGGTCCTATGTTTGCAACATAACCATCATATTCTTGAGTGAATGTGGTATGACATGTTACCGCACTATCTCCTATCCTTGGGTAATCGTTCCTAAAATATAAGTTTATTAAGGTTTTCTCGGGTGCTTGTTCAATAGGACTTAAATCGGGTGTCTCATATTCACTATCATCAACCTCCACTTTAAATTTAGTAATTGATTCTTTGTCGGGATTGTCCGCTTCTAAATATTCTTTAATAGTACCTAAGTCATCCTTAGTTAAGGTTGTGTAGGTTCTTATTAACTCATAGAAATCTAATTCCTTACATCCCGCGAAAAACGCGTTTATATAATTATCAGACTCTTCATCTGACATTCCTTTAAAAACTTTAGTAACTAAAAGATTCAATATACTTGGATGATCGACAACTACCTTAAATGATATTTGCCCTGACCTTTCTGTAGATTGGTATGTATATATCGGTTCAGGTCTACCTAAAAAGACATTACTTTCCCATCTTGCATTATTTTGTTCTGATACTTTAATATCATATGGTGGGAACCACATTACTCTACCTCCATTAGGTCCTCTTTCACAAAACGGTAAGTCCGTATATGTAAAACCTGGTAGTGTAGATGTTTTCCACGCTAAGTTCTCAAGTGAGAACATATATTTTTTTGCCATGTATCCGTCTGCAAATGTGGATTCAACCATATTTGTTGATCCCTCAAAAGAACCCTCTCCATTAGACATTGGTGCCATGTTTAGATTCCATGGTTTTGACATTACACTAGAATCGAACTTTCTTATATTGCCCGTACGTTTCATTGTGTCGGACATATTCATGTATGGGTCATCTTTCGTCCATACTCTACAGTATTCAACACCTGACTCTTCCCCAAACTTATCCACATATTTTACTGCCGATCCTCTCGACATCATTACATTACCTTCTCTAAATATTCTACTTGTTTGGTCAATAGCGTTTGCCACATGTGACCTTGCCGCACCACCGTCTGATGGCATGGTTTCAAGTAATTCTTGAGTTTTACCTAAAATTGAGTCACTTCTAAATCCATATTTAGTTGATAGACTTTCCTCCAATTGAGATCTTTCAACTTGGTATTCAAGATTACTCTCACCTAATTTGTTTTGTGATTTACTACTATACCATGTTAGTTTACCTCCGATTTGTCCTCCTTCAACTACAGAACGTTGTCTTTCAAACAATGCCGTCTGTACGGGGTCGAACATTAAACTTAAATAATAACTACTTCTAACAATGTTGTCGTTAAAATCACCCATCGCATATTTTACATCTTCCCCCCTATCATCACCAATATATGCCACACCTCTTGGTGCTCCCATACCTAAAACATCGTTAATTGCATCACCTACTTTATCAATAAAAGTGAATAGTTTAGATGATTGTTGTGACCTTGCCGTTTTTGTATAGTTTGGTGCGTATGTTGAATAACTTAAGTTATCAAATAAAACGTCCTTCTGACCTGAACCTAAATATTCAATCATTAAATCAGATGGTTTTCTTGACAATTTAGGTCTTCTTTGAATTCCTATTAAAGAACCCAATACTCCCGTTACGTCTTGTATTATCGCACCTAACCCTGTTTGTGCCTCAGGTCTATTAACCGTTGGTCTTCTTGGGTTTGTTAGGTAATCTCCAGGTATTTCACTCCATGGGAACTCCACACCCGCAACTGTTTGTAAGAAATCTATTGCCTTACCCGCTATAGTTTTGGCGACCGTTACTTTAAAATTCTTCTCTATTAAACCTTCTTTACCTGTAACAATATTAACTGCGGTCGCTAAGTTACCTTCCAACGCATCTATCAGTCTTACTCTACCATAAGTGGCAGCAACTAAATTTTGTGTTATTCTCGCTAAAACTGGTCCTTGTTTATTTTCTCTAATGTGTCTCGCAGCAAACTTCATCAACCTTGACTCATTGTCGTAGTTGTCGGTTGTCATTATACTAATTAAATTACTATAACTACCTTGTACAAAATATTCGGGATATAAACCTAAATCGTCCGCCCTCGTTAAATTTCTTAAATTTTCTACAGTACTAAAATTTTCTGTAGTAAACGTATTTGAGTTTTGGGGTACTGACAAGTAAGTGTTTAGATTATCGTCTACGTCTCCCTGACTCATGTTTGAATGGTCACTAAGAGACTCTACAGCGTATGCGGAACTAGTAAATGTCTGAGGACCGTTAGGTTGTTGTAACGTCCTGTTTAGTATACTATCCCTAAATTGACTTGTAGAATCGAAATCTAAGTTACTTGGCATAATTTCTTTTTAATATAAATAGATTTAAGATGAAAAACCCTCAAATTAATTAGGATCTAAATAACCTTCACCTTTAACCCATCTCTCAGGATTTAATGACCATTCCTTTTGGTAGAACCCACTGATTGCGTCTTTAGCCTTAATTTCGACTTCATGTTTAACTGTCTTATCTTGTTGGGTGGTTTCACGAGGGGTGTTTTCAGGTTTCATAAAATCTTTTTTCACATCAATTCCTAAAGTTTCTCTTGCCATTTCCGCAATTTTAGCACCACTCTTACCAAATTGTTCTACTAATTTATCTGTACCTGCAGTAAGCATTGAACTAAATTCAGTACCCGCGTCTTTAGCATCCATCTTAGAAAGTTGTTTTACGGTCTCATCCGCAACACCCGCAACTCTTAATCTCGCCAATGTAGCTAAGTAGTTAACATCCCTACTCACATTTTCAATTAAAGTTACTTGTTCTCTTATAAGATCCTTCTCCGTTTTATCTTTAAATTCGTCTTGGAATGCAAGTATTTTATCCGCAACCTCTTTATTCATGTCACTTAGTTTCATGGTTTTTACCCCAAATTCTGATTCCAACCCTGCCGCTTGCAAATCAATTGACATTTCTCCGTCTTTCATTCTCGCGAGGTTGGTTAAGAATTCCTTGTTTTCAGGGTTAATATTTAAACCTTCTAACGCTAACGCCGCCTGTTGACGTTCTTGTAGTGCAATTGCCGATTGGGTAAGTTCAGACATATCTATACCTAATTTAGCCGCAATTTCTCTTGCCTGTCTAAGGTTAGCACCTGTAACTTCAAATCCACCCGTCTCCATATTGTAGGTTGCCAAATTACCCGCCACACCTTCCAATGCTCCCTGTAATCCTTCTACTTCATTGGTTGCCATATACATAAGTCTTAGTGGGTCGTTAAAATCTCCAAACGCCGCACCTAAGACACCTAATTCCGCAGATAGTTCTAACGCCCCTTCAGGTGAAAATACTTTATCCGCCACTTTAAATGTTTCACTTAAACTCATTCTGATTTCGGTTGATCTTCTAACCATCTTCTCGAGACCTTCAACTCCTTGTTGAAAACCGTATTCGTTCAGTTTTCCAACATTCTCTATCATTCCTTGGATAGTTTGTCTTGATTGTATTCCAACCTCTAAAGAACGTTTACCAGCATCTGCAATTGATTCTTGTGCTTGTGACGCACCTATACCTACTTTTTCAAAATCATCGTATGCACCGATAACTTCAGACATACTCATACCATAAGCACCCGCGACTTCACCCGCACGTACTAACATATCCGTACCAACTAACGCAAACCTACCTGTATCTTCTATTAGTTTACCCACAGATTCGGACATGTCCTTAAAAGGAATGCCCATTCTCGTTAATTCGGGTTGTGCTTCTGAGACACTTTCTCTAAAGTTTTTTGATAAATCGCCCGCTAAACCTAACTCTTTATTGACAAATGTGAGTAAATAGGATTGTTCTTTAATATAACCACCCATACCATCGAATGATGTTTTTATTAAGGAGTTAACAACATCACCTATAGTTCCCGTTGCACCTTTACCTGACGCATTATAATTCTTAGCCAAATCCGCCAAAGTATCGATCTCAGTAGGTGCAAATTGTTGAAGTCTCGCAGAAGAGAGTAGTGACCCAACGGAGTCAACAATACTAAAATCCATCGAAGAAGAACTATCTTTTTGTTTACTTTGTTCGGCGAGGCGTGCCATCTGTTGTTTGTACTCTTTATCAGAGAGACCACCATCTTTCCATTTTTTAGCTAGTTCTTGTGCCTTATTTAATCCGTCCATATAGATAAATACTAGTCGGTAGACTTTTCTAACTCTATAATTCTCTCAACATAGTATCTACGCATGAAGACCGGCATCTCTAACACATCTCTGTGTGAGAACCCTTTTCTTAATAAAAATAAGGTTTCAGTAAACTGCGCGCTTTTATATTCCGTAGAAAGGACGAAAAAACTCCACCCCAAAGTCTACTCTAAAAGTGACTTTTTCTCCTGATGGGGCGACTGCGTGGTGTACTAAGTTTACACCTGGTTTTACTTTATTGATATATTTTCT